GCCGCAGCCTTGGCCGCGATGTTGGCCTTGCGCGTCTCGTCGAGCTCCTTGGCCATCTTGACCAGTCGCTCGTCGTCCGACTTCCGGAACACCGTGCCGTCGACCGCCGTGTAGACGATCTCGTTGCCGGCAGCCTTGGCGACCTCGGCCGCCTCCAGCTCCGCCTTGCGCTCGTCGCGCGACTTGCCGAGGAACGTGACCTGACCGGCCTCGTCCAGCGTGTCGAGATGGGCCTTCTCCGCGTCGTCGAGAGAAGCCACCTTCGAAAGATGCTCGATCTTGGTCTCGAGCTCCGCGACCTTGGCCGCGTGGGCCTTCTCGATGTCGTTCGTATCCTTGTCCGCCACTGTGGGGACCTCCTTGATGAGGTTGATGAACGCCAGTGCGCCATCCGACGCCTTGGACTTGTTGATCGAAAGCAGAGCCGTCATCAGCATGGCGCTGTCGACGGTGTGAGTGTGGCCGGCCGCCTCTCCAATGACGACCTGACCATCCTTCACCATCCAGGCGTGGCTGTGTTCCTCTTCGGAACCCTCCATCACCTGCTCGGAAGTGGTGCCGCCGTTGTCGTAGAGCCAGATGCCGTGGGCATGACCTTCGACCGCAGAGGTGAGAACGTACAGGCTCGACTTCTCGAGCTCCTCGTCCTCGGATCGCCGCTTCAGGATCAGGGCATCGGCCCCTTCCTGCGCCGGAGCCGTGACGGAGCTGATCTCCCCGATGGAGAGCGACTTCAGCATCTTGGGACGACCATCGTTGAGCTTGCCCTGCTTGGCCATCAGATGTTCTCCCAGTCGGTGCACTTGCCACCGATGCTGAAGCCCGTGTACTCGCCACTCTTGAACTTGGCGTAGACCTCCTCACTGGGCTTGACACCGATGAGAAGGCCGGTCTCGTTCACCTGAAGGTTGAAAGCCTTCTTGATCTCCGAGGTGATGGGAAACAGGAAGACCACATCGCCATCGACGGTCTCGTGACTGTCTCCAGCCACGCGGGACTTGAGCATGAAGTCCGAAGCGGCGGACAGCATCACGTCTTCCGGAATGTGGTGACCCTGCGTGTCGAAGTAGGGTTCGCCGTCACGAGTGCAGATGATCGACCAGCCGAGAACCAGTCCCAGCTCGTCGGCCATCTTGACGAAGTCGTTCTCACTCCGGAACGACTCGGACTTGCCGTACCCCGATGCGTAGGCCGCTTGGGCCTGCTCTCCAGCCTTCCGCTTGGCGTCCGGTCCGGTGTAGCAGGTGCCGCTGTCGCCCCACTTGTAGCCGGGCTGACCGTCCTTCGTGCATCGCTTGATGGGCATCAGCGCATCCACCGGAGAAAGGTGTAGATTCGCGAGAATTCGCTCATGGATGGCATCATGGCCCAGAAGGGGGAGAAGCGCAAGCAGCTGGCAGCTAGGCCGCAGGCCCCGCAAGGGTCCGGGCGCGCACGCAGCGGCAGTTGACCACCTCGCCGGCGGGAGCCGAGGGGTCGCCCGGATACATGAGCCTATTACCGTGAGCGCTGACGAACGCCTCCCCAAAGGGGCGAGTCTGGCCGTGCATGGGCGCGTGGCTGTCGCGCACCTTGAGGTCCTGCCGGGTGATCCAGGTGCTCACGATATCATTGGGATCCAGGCCACCGAACGCCACTGCCTGATTCCACAACTGGTCGTCTGCCGTGTTGACGGCCATCAGAGCTTCGGTCTCTGCAATGCGGCGACTTCGCTGCACGAGGGCGCGCTCCTCATAGCGAGCCACCATGCGTTCAATCTGGTCATCGCTGAGAGGCGTTCCGGTACGGATGGCCCGCTGCACCATGCCGTCGAATCGCTTGTCGCGTGTGGCAAAGAGAAGCGCACGACTGTTGAGCGTCCTCAACTGCTGGCGATACGTATTGACCGCCTGGACCTGACGAGCGGAGAGTCCCACACTGTTAAGAACCCGACGAGCAATAGCAATGGGGCTGTCTCCAACGCGCAGACCATCCTGCAGGGCTAGCAGAGTGGCGCGACGCTGATCGGTGGTCAGATTGGAGACGAGTCTCAGGCGGGTGCTCTGCATCGCCTGAACGCTATCGTTGTTGAGAAGATTGAAGTTGAGAAACTGAGCCGCAGGATGTGTCTGCAGAACGGTCATGGTGCTGTGGCCGGCGCGGAGATAGGCCAATTCAATGGCCGTGATGAGGCCCGGCCCCACCTGATCCATCACATCCAGGGCTTCCAGCGTGCGACCCGTGGCAATGAGATCGGCGATCTGCTCCAGGGAGCGCACCCCACGGGCACCTCCGACGAGGCGCAGGAACTCCATCCGGATGCCGTCGGTGGAGTTGGCCAGCAACGCGCTCAGCCGAGCAGCGTCAGCAATGGCCTCCCTGGGCAGATCGAGCCCAGTGGGCATCTCAGTTCACGCCGGGGAAGTTGCGCCGGAACTCGCTGTAGAGTTCCGTGCTGCAGATGTCGGTTCCGCTGGCCAGAGCTCCGACGGCAAGCCCAGCGAGGAACTGCTTGATGTACTCCTGTACCGAAGTCGGGAAGCGGGTGGTGCCGCCGTTGACGTTGGCGCTGAAGTACTCCACGTCGGTTTCCACCTCCAGCTCACCAACCTTCTCGCGATTGCGGTTGCGCTTGACGCTGCTGCCGGTGTTCTTGGCCGTCTGAACGGCTGCATCCTGCAGAATGGCCAAGGCCAACTCGTAGGTGGCCAAGTAGATGGCAGGCGGAACCTCGTCGTCGGCCACAGTCTGTCCGTTGCGATCGGTCACTCCGGTACGGGGCCACGCCAACGGCTGGGTCGCGGGATCGGTGGGGCTTCCCACCCACGACTGCTTGTCCAGGATGCGAGTGGCAGTTACCAGAGCCTGAGCCTGCGTGGTCTGACTAGCTCCCGTCCAAGCAGTGGCGTTGAGCGAGGCCGAGAAGTAGGTCTTGGCAGAGGGCACGGCGGGCGGACCGGCGTCGTCGGAGAGATGCTCTCCGTAGATGTTGAAGGTCTTGCCGCTGATGCTGACGGTGCCCATGGTAGATCCTTACTTGGTGATGTCCTGACGGATGGTCCACTTGCCCTTCATGATGGTGCGGATGGTGGATCCGTTGGTCCACTGAATGTCGTAGTAGTACTCGCCCGCTGCTGCGGCGGACTGCAACGAAGAAGGTGTGAATCCCACCGTACCTGCAGCAGCATTGATGATGGATCCCGTGATCTGATAGAGATTGGCGGAATCATCTGCGGGCTCCGCACTGGGATCCACCGTCAGGAGGAACGACGTTCCACTGATATCGATGGGAGTGGAGCCGTCCGTCGTCAGCGTGACGACCAACGTGTTGGTGTCCCCGCGATAGCGGCACAGATCGGTATCGGTCAAGCAGCCCATGCGGGTCTCCTAGGGAATGGTCACCGTGGCGGTGTCGTCCACAACTGTAGCAGTGACGGAATCTTCCGCCGCTGTGGCAGATACGGCGTCCTCGGAAGGCGTAGCAGCCAGTGCCTCTCCCGAGATGATCGTATACGTAGGCGAGCCACCCGCTCCTACCTGATAGAAACCCAATCCGGCGATGACCATCAGACGCGTCTCCGTTCGGCGATGATCTTGGTGGGGTCCACGAGCGGATTGTTGGCATTGGTGATACCGGAACCGTTCTGGTCGTAGAGATCGAACCGCTCGAAGACCGAGGTATCGCCCGCACTGAGCTCATCAAAGACGTAGCGGACTTCCTGCCACGGGCTCTGCGATACGTCGATGGCTCCGCGACTGGCAAGGTGATTGAGCAGCAGCGTGAAGGCGTGGCCAACGGTTCCGGCCGTCGTGTGAGACGAGCGAGCAGCGTCCAGGATCGCAGCAGCCACAGCAGTGGCATCCAGGTCATTCAGGGCAGCAATGGCCGTCGTGATCACCCCCTGTGCGGCATCCAGTTCGGCCTTGGTGGGCGGATCGTACGCGGTGAGGGCAGCAGTGGCAGCTGCCTGTACTGCAGTCGCGTCCAGGTCGTTCAGCCCCGCGATGTCGGACTGGATCGCCGACTGGGCCGTGTCCAGCTCCGCCTTCGTGGGCGGATCATAGGCGGTGAGGGCAGCAGCAGCGGCCGTCTGCACTTCGGTCGCGTCGAGGTCGTTCAGGTTTCCGATGTCCGTCTGAACGTCATTGATCTCCGACGTGATCTGGGCGGGCAGCGTGGTGCCGGTGTCCTCCAGAATGCCAGAGACGATGACGCCAGCAGAGCCGGGTACGGGGTGGCTGGACAGCGCCTCGTCCCACACCGCGTCCGCGACCTGACCAGCGGAAACGTCGTTCAGATTGCCGAGGTCGATCTGGAACTGGGCGATGATGGCTGCTTCGGAGTTGGCGATCTCCGTGGACAGACCCGTGATGCCCTGGAGGATGTAGGGGTCAACCTCGATCGTTCCGGCCGCCGTCGTGGTGCCGTCGGTCATCTGCCAGACGAGCACGTCGTGCTGGTTGACCAATCCCGTGATGTTGGACGAGGGGAACGTGTAGAGGCCCGTGGACCCGATCTCGGTACAGGAGTTGGAGGAAAGCGTGACCGCGGATCCAGTGACCACGTTGTAGACCGCGATTGTCACCGTGCCACCCGTCGGGAAGCGACCCACGATTGAGTAGCTCTCTCCGATCTGGCGAATCAGAGGCCCAGTGGTGGGGCGCGGCACGTCGGCGAAGGCCGCATCCATTTCGGCCTTGGTCGGCGGGTCGTACGCCGTGAGAGCCGCCGCGGCAGCCGTCTGCACCTCGGTAGCATCGAGGTCATTCAGGGCGGCAATCAGTCCCGGAATGGTCGTGTCCGTATCGGTCAGGATGGAATCCACGTTGCCGTCCACGGTCGCCACGTCGGCAGCAAGGTCCGCCACCGAGTCGTCCAGAAAGTCGACGTAGCCGCCCACCGCCAGGAAGCCCTTCTCCTGGGCGCCCGACGTGCCGTCCGTCATGATCCAGATCACTTCGGTGTAGCTGGAAATGGCGGAAGACAGGTTGGACGAGGGCCAGCGGTAGGTGCCGGTGGAACCGATCTCCGTGCACGAGCTGGACGAGAGCGAGATGGCGCTGCCCGTCTGCGCGTTGTAGAGGGCGATCGTGACCGTTCGTCCAGTGACAAACGAGCCGACCAGCGTGAAGGCTTCACCAACCTGATAGCGACTCATCGCAGGGACCCCATCTTCTCAGGAATGAGAGGGAAATTGCCACGGAATGCGGCAGTGGGCTTGATCACGAAGTCGGCCGTCTCGTAGCCTGGAGCTTCAATCACCACACGATAGCTGATCGAGATAGGACCGCCGGTCGCAGCAGTTGCTTCCATGTACAAGCCCACAGGGAGCTTGACGCCTGCGCCGCTGGCGATCTGGCCGTTGCTGTCCGTGGTGAAGGGAGAGCCCGTGATGGCACCCGGCTGGTACGTCTGCGAGACATCCGCCGCGTTGCCGGCCACTCCGGGATTGAGGTCCCAGGTTCCGCCCGGAGCCGAGGTCAACTCGACCGTGAAGGGCGTTCCAGCCACATCGGCATGGATGACCATGACGGACGAGCCGGTGATCTGACTGCCATTGCTAGCCGGGTAGGCCGTCACCGGAACCGCCGCGGCGTTGATCGCCGTAACTGCATTGGTACGGGTGGTTCCCGAGGCAACATTGCCAGCGAAGTTGATCGCCACACCATTGATCGTGATCGTATAGGTGCCAGTTGTGGTCGTGTTGAATCGAACATACTGGGCATCGGGCAGCTTGAAGATGCTCACCGTCGCCCCGCTGACCGCGACCGGAAGCGAATTGAGACTGGGCTCCACGATCGTAGGATTGAATGTGTACCGCTTGGCGTAGGTCGAACCCGAAGCCGGAGCCACGAGATTCGACATCGTGACATCATCCTCCAGATCGTCAATCTGGACCGAGGACGAGACCGAATTGATGGGCGGTACGATCACCGAGCCAGAGAACTTGAGACTCCCCAGAATAACGTCTGCAGAGACCGGAAAAATTCCAGCCGCTCCCGTATCCGTGATGACCACGTTCTCCATGGTAGGGGCGGGCGGAGGGGTGACAAACACGATCGGAACGACTTCGTCATTCCCCAGCACCACATTCCGAAGCGTGTAGTCGTTGCTCGCGCCGTTCGTGATTCCGACACCACCGGCTAACATGGAATTGGAGATGATTACGTCTCCAACTTCCGCACTGAAATAATTGATGCTGTTGAGGTCCCCGGCGAAGATGGCGCTGCCATACACCTCGGCGTATCCTCGACTGCTGGGGGTGAAGCAGTTGATGGTGTAGCCCCACAGACAACAACCGTTCTTCGTGCTGCGCACGTCTCCGGTCACCGCTCCAAGTTGGAACTTCACGTTGCCGGCCGTACCGGACATGACGCGAATGTGGCCCGCCCCGATGTTTCCGATGCCAGCGCTTCCAGCCACCGCCGTGCGAGCGTAGTTGTAGACAAGGCACTCGTTCGCCATGGCGAACGTAGTGGTGTTGCCACTCGTGTGCGTGAACTCGATGTAGCGGGCGAGTCACTGCCAGACCGCGAACAGGGTTCCGACACCCGTGTTGCGCGACCCCTGAAAGTTGGTCAGTGCGCGCGAGAACAGGCGCGAATCCAGACCAGAGGCCACGTCTGCAGCGATGGAGGTGCAAGTAGGTGCCGTCTCTCCGGAGATGCGCAAAGTGTGGGCATTCAGGTAGATTGCGACCGAGCCAGAAGCGCCGCCCGCCGTCAGAGCGGGGTACACCTCCAGAACAGTGTTGCTGATCACTGCCAGCACGATATAGGTGCCGTTGTTCGAGGCCGAGCCTGTGATCACCACCGCGTCGCCGGGAGCCCCGCCATTCGTCACGAAGGCGCCCGCGGCGCAGGTGATCTGCGACGTGGTCGTGCTCGTGATGGACGTTCCGGTGCTGATCTGGTTGGACGAGTTGTTGACGAAACCGGGGACAAACGTGATCGCCATCTCAACCTCCCAGAGCTGCGATCTTGATGTCCAACTGGTCAATCAAGAGGTTGTAACCGTCCCGCTCGGCGATGCGCTGCATTCCACGCTCGAAGACGGCTGTCACGATCTCCGGGTCCGTCCCCTGCGGCGGGTTCTGATACCACGGAATCAGGATGTTCTGGAGCACGTCGCGCACCGCGTTGCGCAGGGTGGTGATCGCGTCGCGCTGGGCCTTCAGCTGGGCAATCTGCCCGATCGTGGACTCCTTGAACTCGCTCACCAAGAGCTTGCCCACCGCTCGGGCCTGCTCATTCGTGAGCCCGGTGCAGAAGGTTCGGTGCACCGCGAACGTGGAACCGGCCGGCACGTACTCCACTGCCTCCAGGAGTGCCTGTTCCACCAGCCAGTCCTCGTTCGTCCATCCCAGGCCCGTCAGGTAGGTGGAGAAGGCAGCCGCGCCGATGGACGGGTTGGCCCGCAACTGGGTCACTCCAGCCGTCAGCATCTTGGTGAAGTCCTGGGCATTCGCCAGCGCCATCTCAGTTGCCTCCGCCATTGGTGGAGGGCGCGTTGGGATTCGGCGCGTTGGGATCCTCCACCACGGGATTGAGAAGGCTGTCCAGCGTGCGCTCAACGATGTCGGGCGGAACCCGATCCAAGCCCAGGAGGTCGCGCACCTGCTGGATGGCCGGATCATCCGGGTTGAGGGTGGCTCCCGCCAGAGCCAGATCCTGCAGGGCAGAGGTCACTTCCTGCACGTCGCGATGGCGCAGCGTGTCGGTCTTGGTGCGGGGCTTGAGAGCCGGATCGAAGCCGTTCAGCAGCCAGAGCGTTCCGATGTAGTCGTTGTCCATGACATGGCGCAGCTCCTTGATGGTGCTGTCCGTGGCAAGAGCCATCTGACCGGTCTTGTCCTTGCTCAGGGCCATGCTGCCCTTGCCGTCCCCACCGATGAGAAGGCCCTCAGTGCCGGTGATGCGCGCCATCTCGCGCTGGATGCGCTCCAGGGCCACGCCCACGGCCTGCGCGCCTTCGGCACTTTCGCTCTTGAGGGTCTCGATGTCCCACTGCCGACTGCCACTGGGACGGGCCGCCTCGTCGGAAGACTCCCACGTCTGGCTGTCCAGCACAAGCCCCAGCTTGGGCGACTTGATGTGGTTGCGAATGAAGTCGGTGAGGCTGTTGAGCTCCTTCTGAGCCAGCTCCGCCGTGATCTCGCCATCTGCCACGGCTCGTTCCAGTTCCATCAGGGGAGCGCGACCAATCGGCACACCCTTGAGGTCCATCTCGTAGCCGTAGATCTCCAGCTTCTGCAGGTTGGCCAAACGGCTGGCCGGCTCTGCCAAATGGCGGAACAGCCCGAAGCCTTCCGGGCTGTCGTTGAGGCTGTCGTCTACCAAGTAGAGCACCTTGCCGCGCGGCAGGTAGATCTCCTGCATGGCCCAGTCGGGCTCCTGCACCATGCCAAGCACTTCGCCGCCGGGGGTGACGTCCCATCGCGTGATGGTGTTCTGCGGACGGGGACTGATGTCCAGGAACCCGATCTGGCCGTCCTGCTCGCGCTTCTTGGCGATCCACTCCTGCACGCTGAAGCCCCAGTAGCGGAACATGGCCCCACGACGAATGACACGGAAGAAGGGCGTCTTCATGTCGTGCATGGTATTGTTGACGAAGTCGGCCAGTTGCTTGGCTTCGGCACTGTCTTCGTAGCCCTTGGGCGGTTCGGCGTGCCAGTC